GTAGGATTAAAACCTTCTGCTGATCCAAATGCTGATGAGCTTAGAAATAAGAATCTAAATCAGTCTGAGGCTCAGAGTGGCATGGCGCCTGTAGAACCCGGTGCTGTTGCCGAAGGAAACTCGTCAGAGGAAGAATTTGACTTTGCGAGTACTCCGATTAGTGAATTGATGTAAAGTTAGGAGGAAAAGTTCAAAATGGAGCAAAATTATGATTTTAGTGGCTGGGCTACTAGAAACAACATCCGTTGCAGCGATGGACGCACCATTATGCAGGGAGCATTCGCTCATGATGACGGCAAAGTTGTTCCTCTGGTATGGAACCACCAGCACAATGATCCATTAAACGTAGTTGGTCACGCTCTTTTAGTTAACAAACCAGAAGGTGTGTATACGTATGGATATTTGAACGATACGGTTCCAGGTAAACAGGCAAAGAATCTGATTCAGCATGGAGATGTAACCTCACTCTCCATTTATGCTAATCAATTACAGCAAGACGGCAAGAATGTTATGCATGGTGCTATTAGAGAAGTTAGTCTGGTCTTAGCAGGTGCTAATCCTGGTGCTTACATTGACACCGTTTTGGAACACAGTGATGATGACACCGAAGAAAACGATGAAGGTGTTATTTTTATGCATGAGCCGCTTGAATTAAGTCATGCAGATGCGGAAGAAAAGCAGGAGGAGGAAAAGAAAGTGGCAAAAGAAAAGACTGTTCAGGATGTCTTTGACGAATTAACTGAAGAACAGAAGACTGTTGTTTATGCGTTAATTGGCCAGGCACTGGAAGATAGTGGAGTAACAGAGGAGGATGAAGAAGGCGAAATGAAACAGAATGTCTTTGATTACGATGAAAAGAATGACGAAAATGTTTTAAGTCATTCTGAGATGACTGCAATTATTAACGATGGCAAGCGTTATGGCTCACTGAGCGAAGCTGCCTTACAGCATGGTATTACTGATATCGAATACCTGTTCCCAGAAGCTAAGAATGTAACCAATACCCCTGATTGGATGGGTAGAGATCAGACTTGGGTCAAGAAGGTTATGAGTGCTGTTCACCATACACCATTCTCAAGAATCAAATCTATGCATGCTGACATCACTGGCGATGAAGCCAGAGCTTTAGGCTACATTAAGGGCAACCTGAAGAAAGAAGAAGTATTTGCTTTATTAAAGAGAAGCACTACTCCTCAGACTGTTTACAGGAAACAGAAACTTGATCGTGATGATGTAGTTGACATCACCGATTTCGATGTTGTAGCTTGGCTGAAGTCTGAAATGAGACTGATGCTGGATGAGGAATTAGCTAGAGCCTTCCTGTTTGGTGATGGCAGAACTGCTGGAACTGATGACAAGATCAACGAAGCTAACATTCGTCCTATCGTAAAGGATACTCAGTCTAGTTTATATGCTTACTATGCTAACGTAACAGCTGGTTCAGATGCTGATGAAACTGCTAAGAACTGCATTCGTGCTGCTATCAAAGCTCGTAAGGATTACAGAGGTTCTGGTTCACCTACTCTGTACATTGGTGCAGATATGCTGTCTGACATGTTACTGCTTGAAGACGGTTTCGGCCATTCTTTATACAAGACTGAAGCTGAACTGGCTACCAAGTTAAGAGTTAAGGAAATCGTAGAAGTTCCTGATGAAATCATCCCAACAGATTTCTATGGTGTTATCGTTAACTTAAACGACTACTATGTAGGTGCTGACAAGGGTGGCGCTATTAACTTATTCGATGACTTCGACATTGACTACAATGCTCAGAAGTACTTAATCGAAACTCGTTGCTCTGGTGCACTGGTTAAACCTAAGAGTGCAATCGTACTGAAGAAGGCTACTTCTCAGGTAACTCCGAACAACAATGATGTTGAGCCTAGCTCATATAATAACTAATTAAGAAGAGAGGTAAGATAAGATGAAGTTACGTTTAGAAAATGGTAATTTTGCAATCTCTTTAGACGCAGAAGGCAAGGCTACCCTTCCGACGAATATTCCGGTTCAGCAGTTTGTAGGCGCCATTGTTGTAGATAATTCTGGCGCTTTATTTACTGTTACAAAGGTAAGCGCTTCTAATGGCGTTATTACCTTGGTCATCAATGGCGGTTCAGTAGCTTATACTGCTGCTACTGGTGCAGTTGCATATACTGCTGCCAGCTAATTAGGAAAAAATCAAAATGGCAAAGTTTTACGGTAAAATAGGCTTTGATATTACTACTGAAACCCGTCCTGGGGTTTGGTCGTCCAATATTACTGAGCGAACTTATCGTGGCGATGTGATCAGAGCTGGATATAGTTGGCAGAATGCAAGTAAGTTGAATGATGATTTGAACATTACAAATCAGATAAGCATAATAGCCGATACTTTTGCCAATCAGAATCTTGGTTATATGAAATACGTAACATTTATGGGATGCAAATGGAAGATCCAAAGTGTTACAGTTGAATACCCTAGATTAATGTTGACTCTGGGAGGTGTTTACAATGATGCCATTCCCCAATGACCCGCGCCGAATACAACGAACACATCCAGTCCTGGTCGGGCAGCGTGCTGCGCTTCGCCGTCTGGAACTGCGGCGACCGTATGCGCGGCGAGGACGCGATGCAGGAAGCCTTCGCATCGCTGTGGGAAATCAAGGAGCAGGTGTCGGTCGAAAAGGGGCTGGGGTTCCTCCTCACCGCTGCGCGCCGCTACCTCATCGACTGCTTCCGCCACGACAGCGTGGTGGCACGCGCGCACCAGGATATAGCCCGCGATGCACAGACCTCGACCTGCCAGCCCTACGACGGCCTGAGCGACGAGATGGCCGGAGCCCTGGCCAGCCTGCCCG